AAATCAACCCGGTCGGCAAGCGTGTGCCGGAACTCATCCGCGACTACGTGCTGGGCGAAGGCGTCACCATCGAGACGGCCGACGATGCGCCGCCCGCCCTCGCGCCCATCCTCGACGGCTTCTGGCACTACCCGCGCAACAATCTGGACCTGTTCATCCACGAGCGCATCCTCGGCCTCAACCTGTTCGGTGAGGCGGTCTGGACCGTCGCCACCAACCCGACCAGCGGCGCGGTCGAACTGGGCTACGTGGACCCTGGCAGCGTGGCCGCCATCCTCACCGATCGCCACAACCCGCTGCTCGTCACCGACGTGGTGCTGGCCGGGGCAGCCGGTGAGCAACCCCGCCTCAAGGCCGTCGCGGTGGACCTGGACCCCTTCAGCGCCACCTATGGGCGATTGGTCGGGGCGCGTGACGGTGAGACGTACACCGATGGTGGGGCCGAGAAGCCCTACCTCGGCAGCGCGTTCGTCTTCCGCATCAACACGGTGCCGGGTGCGACTCGTGGCCGCTCCGATCTGCTGTGCCTGGCCGACTGGATTGACGCGCTCGACCAGATCCTGTTCAACGAGGTCGATCGCCAACTGCTCATCAAGTCGTTCGTCTGGGATGTGACGCTCACCGGCATGACCGAGGGGCAGATTCAGGAGTGGCTCGCCAAGAACCCCAGCCCCAAGCCCGGCAGCGTGCGCGCCCATAACGAGAAGATCGCGTGGGATGTGGTGGCGCCCAGCCTGAACACCGCCGACACCAGCGCCAGCGTCGATCTGATGCGGGACGCCATCGCGGCCGGCGCCGGCATCCCGAAGACGTGGCTCTCGGGCACCGATGACGTGAACCGCGCCACCGCTCAGGAGTTAGGCGAGCCGGCCTTCAAGCGCCTCACCCTGCGCCAGAAGATCGTCAGGGCCATGCTGACCGACGTGCTGGCGTATGTAGCCGATCAGGCGGAGATGGCGGGCAAGTTGCCGAAGCGCCCGCCTGAGCCCGCCACCGGCATCCCGGCGCCGTGGCCGTTCACCGTCACCCTGCCCGAACTGCGCGGCAAGGACATGAAGGTATCGGCCGACACGCTCGCCAGTGCCGCGACCGCACTGGCCGCGCTGACCACGGCGGGCCTGTCCGACATGGCGTCGGCCCAGCGGGCCGTCGTCGTGCTGTACGGCCAGATGGGCGTCGAGGTGGACCTGGAGGACATGCAGGCCGCCATTGGCGCCGAGGCCGCCGAGCGCGAGGCGAAGGCGCTGGCGATGTTCGACCGGCAGGCAGCCGCAGACCAGGCTGATGAGGACGAAACCGATGACGAGCGGGTGCCGGTGGGGCTGAATGGTCGCTCGGCGGCTGACTGAGGCCGATGGACGGCGGGGCGCGTTCTCGTGTTAGGAGGAGGGCGCTATGGAAAACATTGTGCTGCGTTCTGCATGGTGGGAATCGCGTGGTCCATCAACGCCGGACGGTGACTATCGCCGCTTGAGTTTGATTACCTCTCTTGAGCCAGACCGCCAACGAGGGGGCCGCAGGCTCAAGCACGCGTATCACACGCCCACGTCTGTGCAGCCGACAATGCGCCGCCGCGTCATGAAGTCCGTGATCGCACAGGAACCCAGTGCCACCGTGGTCATGTCGGCTGGAAACTTTCGTGTCGCGTATGCGCCAATCTCGTAGCCGTGGTCGCACTGGTCGAGGCCGCGCGCCTCACGCCTGACGAACGCTACCGGCGTACCGTGGACCGCCTCGTGCGCCAGCGTGACCGGCTCACCGATCAGCAGGCGCGCGACATGGCCCGGCTCCTGACCAGCCTGCGCCGCGACGTGATAGCCGAGCTCGCACAACTGGCGAGCGGCGACAGTTACAGCACCTTCCAGTTAGGGCAGTTGCAGGGGGCCATCGAGCGGGCAGCCGGCACGCTGGTGCGGCGCATGGGCCCGATGATGGGCGGCGCGCTCGACCTGGCGTGGGCAGCCGGTGACGCCATCACGCCTACCGCCCTGGACGCGGCCGGCATCGACCTCCGACTGCGCGACATCGACCTGACCCAACTGGCCGTCGCCAAGTCGCTGGCCGGGCAAATGATCTCACGCGTCGGCGCCGACTTCCTGGCGCAGGCGAACCGCGCCGTCGTGATGGGCGTGGCCGGGCGCACGTCACCGTACCGCGTCATGCAGGACGTGTCACGACTGCTCGCCACCCAGCCCGACCGGCAGACCGGCCGCCTCGGCTCCATCGCCTACCAGGCCGAGCGTATCCAGCGCAACGAGATGCTGGCGACCTTCCAGATTGCTGACCGGGCGCGCACCGCGTCACTGGCCGAGGATGTGCCGGACCTCAAGAAGTGGTGGGATAGCGCGGACGATGCGCGGGTGCGGCCCAGCCATGCCGCTGCTGGTCGGCGCTACAGCAAAGAGAACGCCATCCCCATCGACCAGGACTTCGTGGTGGGCGGGCACAACTGCGATGGCCCACACGACCCACGACTGCCGGCCAGCGAGACGATCATGTGCCGGTGCATTCGGCGGGTGTGGCATCCTGACTGGGACGCGGCGCCAGCGGTGGAGCCGACGCCGATTGCCAAGCCAGAGCCAGTGGTGCCCGCTTTCACGCCTGCCAAGACAGTGGACGAGGCCGAAGCGTTCGCGCGGTCGTTGGGTGTCAAGTCGGCATGGTATGGCAGGTCGCTTGGGCTTGCCAATATGGCAAACGAGGCGCTGGCCGACCTTGCCAGGCAGGGGCACGAGTTGGCGGGCGTCAGCATTGAGGCGAACGCCAAGCACATCACGCACCTGTTCAAGGACCGCGCGCCCAACGTGCCAGGCTCGTTCGGCTTCACCTATGAGCGTATCACGCTCAACGAGCGTGCTCACTACTTCGCGTCGGGTGGCAAGGCTGCGGCGCAAACGGCACAGGCTCAGCACGACGCCGGATTCTGGTCATCTGCCAATCGGCTGCATCCGATCTATCATGAGATCGGCCACGCACTCCACGTCGCCAAGAATAAGCAGGCCGCCTTGCAGCAATATCTCGGCGCGATACGGTGGACGCCAGAGGCGCTCACGGAGATTGGTGGTGACGTGAGCCGCTACGGACTGACCGCGCCACAGGAGTTTGTTGCCGAAGTGTTCGCGGGCCATGTGGCAGGCAAGCGATACGGCAACAACGTGATGAAGTGGTATCGCCAGTTTGGAGGGCCGCCGCTGTGACGCTTCCGGCTGTCCAGTGCACCACGTGCCGCCACTTCTGGCCGACGATCCGCGACAAGAACGCCTGTGCCGCTTTCCCCAACGGCATACCGCTGCCCATCATTCAGGCAGAGCACGATCACCGCCGACCCTACCCCGGCGACAACGGCGTGCGCTACGAGACGGCGCCTACGCCGTCTCGACCCGTCGCCGCCCGCTGAACGACGCCACGAGCGCGAACAGCGCCGCCACACCGAACACAGGCGCGGGCACGATGCCCACGGGTATCCACAGGACCAGGAACGCCACGCCGCACGCCAGCAACAGCAGCCCGGCCAGCCGGGGCGTGGCCATCGCCAGTCCGCTGGCAACCAGGCCCAGCAGGCAGACGCCAATCATCAGGGGCATCAGCCAGGCGGCTTTCGCCAGGTCGCTCGTGCCGTTGGCGGCACCGACGAGGCCGGCGGTGGTGCCGATGAGCCAGGCGAGCACGCCCAGCAGGCTGGCGGTGATGCCGAGCATCAGTGATGCGATACGCATGGTGAACCCCTTCCCTGTTGACAGTATACGCCCATGTTCGTGCGTTCGTTCTCGCCCTCTGTCCCGTCGTCTGCTTCGACTGCGCTCAGCACAAGCCTGACGACTGACCCGCACACGCGGCGCGCTGGGGGGCTGTGACCCATCTCTCGGGAGGTCTGCCCATGCCTGACGACACCGACGCCGCAACCAATCCCGTGAGCATTACCGCGTCCATCCTCCAGGAAGTCACCGGCACCAGTGGCCGCGAATGGGACGTCATCCTGATCGAGGCCGGCACATCCAAGAACGGCAACCACTACCCGGCCGACACGCTGCAAGCCGCTGCCAAGCTGTTTGAGAAGGCGCCGGCCTTTGCCGACCACGCGACCGAGGCCGACCGGACCAATCGCCCCGAGCGGTCGGTACGCGACAAGGTTGGCGTCTTTAGCCAGATCGCCTACGGCCAGCATGACGTTGGTGGCCGGGTGGTCGAGGGCTTGCGTGCCCGCTTCAAGGCCATCGCGCCATGGGTGCGTGAGGTGCTGAAAGAGGCCGTCGAGTCGGGCGAGCCTGACTTCGTGGGCTTCTCCATTGATGCCGAAGGGCGCACATCGCGCCGCGAGCATCACGGTCGGTCGGTGTCCTGGGTGGAGGAGATCGGCCGCGTGAACTCTGTCGATCTGGTGACGACGCCGGCCGCCGGAGGGCGGATCGTGCGCCTCGTCGCCAGTGCCCAACCTGTAGCCGAAAGCGAGACGACCATGACCGACGAGGAAATCCAGAAAGCCATTCAGGACGGCATCGCGGCGGCGATGGCTGCCCACGCACCGGCCACGGCGGTCGCGGCCGAGGAGGAGCCGGCATTGGTGCAGGAGTCCGCCGCGTCGGATGCCGATTCCATGCGCGCGATTCGCGAGCAGATGGCCGCCCAACAGATCGAGATTCAGAAGTACACCGCGAAGCAAAATGCCAGCGTGCTGCTGTTGCAGACGAAGCTATCGAAGCCCGGCCGTGAGATTGTACTCAAAGAGGCCGATCGCCTTGCCGAGCGTGGCCATCCGTCCGAAGCGACACTGATCGACATCATCACCAAGCAGGTGGAGTACGAGGGCAGCCTGACCGAAGTGCGGCCGGTGGCGCTGCCGGACGCGCGCATCAGCGTCGGTGACGCCGAGCACGACAGGATCGACAAGGCGCTCATGGGCTGGTTCACGGGCGAGCCGGTGGACGGCGTGCGGCCACTGCGCGACTTGCGCGAGGGCTATGCGGCGTGGA